ATGTCCTCAAAATACGAAAAAACGCAGGGAACGAAAATTAACGTTTCCGCCGATCCGGCAACGGTGCCTAACCCCACCGGTGCGACCTGGCAGTCCATTAACTGTTCGACCAAAGAACTCAGCTATACCGGCGGGCAGAAATCGGATATCGACACCACCACACTTTGCTCCACCGAGCAGGAGATGACGAATGGCCTGGCTGCGCCCGGGGAAATGACGGTTTCCGGTAACTGGTCAGCCGATGAAGAAGGTCAGAACACGCTTCGCGCCGCCTACGATACCGATGCACTGCATGCGTTTCAGGTGATTTTTCCCTCCGGTAATGGTTATGCGTTCCTGGCAGAAGTACGCCAGAACAGCTGGAGCCTGGGCACAGCCGGGGTGGTGACGGCGTCGTTTACGCTGCGCATCAAAGGAAAACCCGTCCCGATCGTACCGGCCCCGGCAGCAGGTTAATCACAGCGGCGAAAGCCGCTTTTTTAATGCTAAAACGAGAGTTATGAAATGGAAAAGCAGGTTTCACAGAGTTCCCTTCGCGCGCTTGCGCTGGCACCGATGGCGGGCTTCCGTACAAAAGTCGTGACGGTACCTGAATGGGAAAACGCCACGGTAAAACTGCGTGAGCCTTCCGCTCAGGCCTGGCTGGAATGGCAGCAGGTGCTTAACCCTAAGCAGACAGATGGCGAAACGGATGAATTGACGGCTGCAGAGCGCGCGCTGCGTAACAAGAGCGCTGACGTCGTGTTGTTTATTGATGTACTTCTTGAAGAAGATGGCACGCAGGTCTTTTCTGAAGAAGACAAGCCGCAGGTGGAGCTGTTTTATGGCCCGGTGCACGCCCGTCTTCTTAAGCAGGCGCTCGATCTGACCACCTCGGCCGCCGAAGTGGAAAAGCCGTAAGCCAGCCCGGCACCTTCTTCCTGATGACGCTGGCGCTGCGTCTGGGCCGTACGCTTCACGAACTGAAGCAGACAATGACGGCGAGCGAGTTGCGTATGTGGATCGAATTTGACCGCCAGAACCCCATCAGCGACCGGCGCGGCGATATCCAGGCTGCGCAGGTTTCCGCCGCGGTACTCAATTCGCAGGGTGCAAAGTTAAGCATTGATGATGTGATCCTGCAGTGGAACGCCCCGGAGCAGGAAGAGAGTAGCGCCGGGCTGGAAGGCTTCTTTGCCGCGCTGGCTGGGTAGTCAGCACAAGTGACATTTCATATTGTTAATATTAGGATTAAGCCTGATAGTTAAATATAAAGGATATGATATGGAGTTGTTTCTTGTTGCCGCTGTACTTGGAATTATTCCCGCTCTGATAGCGCATAGTAAAGGGCGCTCATTCATTGCGTGGTGGTTTTACGGTTTTGTCTTGTTCATCATTGCGTTAGTTCATTCTATTGTCATAAAAAAAGACACAAAAGTTATTGAACAGGAAATGATTGATGACGGGATGAAAAAATGCCCTTTTTGTGCTGAATTAGTCCGTCAGGAAGCCATAAAATGTAAGCATTGCGGTAGTGATATTAGCGGTAACATCCATTCAGCCAAAAATGAAAAAACTGATGAAGAATACTTAGAGGAAGCAAGGAAAAAAGCCGGGCTCCTTTAACAATATCCTACCTCTTTCAAACCCCGCTACGGCGGGGTTTTTTATTAGGTGAATTATGGCAACCCTGCGCGAATTGATTATCAAAATCTCCGCAAATTCTCAGTCATTTCAGACTGAGATTTCCCGCGCCGCCCGGATGGGCTCTGATTATTACAAAACAATGGAGCAGGGGGGCCGCCGTGCAGCCGTTGCTACCCGGGAAACGCAGCGTTCTTTAGGCGAGCTCAATGCGCAGCTTGCTTCGGTTCGCTCATCAGTTGCAGGTATGGCTGGTGCGTTTGCCGGAGCATTTGCTACCGGACAGCTTATTCATTATGCCGATACCTGGAACCAACTGAATGGTCGTCTGCGCCTCGCTTCCTCCTCGGCACAGGACTTTACCACGGCGCAACAGTCGCTGATGTCTATCAGTCAGCGGACCGGAACCTCGTTTGAGGCAAACGCCAACCTCTACAGCAGAATCGCACAGTCCCTGCGTGACGCTGGCTATGCATCTGCGGACGTGGCAAACGTCACCGAAACCGTGGCGACCTCCCTCAAGTTATCCGGTGCCAGCACGGAAGAAGCCAGTTCTGTCATTACGCAGCTCAGTCAGGCGCTCGGTTCGGGCGTGCTGCGTGGTGAGGAGTTTAACGCGATTATGGAAAGTGGCGGACGTCTCGCCAAATTTCTGGCCGATGGTCTTAACACCACTATCGGCGGTCTGCGTAATATGGCGAATAATGGTGAACTGACCACCGATAAAATAGTACCGCTTCTGACCAATGTGGCGCAGCTTCGTAAAGAATTTGACACCCTCCCGGCCAGTATCAGCGGATCGGCGCAGAAAGTAGAAAATGCTTTTATGGCCTGGGTAGGCGGCGCTAACCAGGCCGTGGGTGCATCTTCCACTCTGTCAGGTGTACTGGATGGTCTGGCCGAAAACATCGATACCGTTGCGAATGTGGCGGGCGCACTGGTTGGGCTGGGGGTGGCACGATACTTCGGCAATATGGCCGCCAGCGTCACAACAGCTACCGCCTCTGTCGTGGCGAACACAACGGCAGAGGTGGGGCTTGCTGAAGCGCAGCTGCGAGGTACACAAATCAGTGTGGCAACGGCAAGGCAGGCTGTTTACCGTGCCCAGCAGGCCCGCGCCGCCGCCGCTGGCATTGAAGCGCAAATCGCCGCGGAGCGTCAGTTAGCGGTAGCACAGTCTCAACTGAATACTGCTATCAGCGCCCGTTCATCTGCTGCCGGTCGTTTGACTGAAACCGCTTCTGTGATGTCCCGCCTGGGTGGTGGCGTTCTGAGTCTGTTAGGCGGGTGGCCAGGAGTCATTGCCGCCTCCGGGATTGCGATGTATGGGCTGTATCAGCATACACAGCAGGTACACAAAGAGGCTGTGGCTTTTGCCAGTAACCTGGAAGAAATCAACGTCCGTCTTAAGGATATGTCATCCCTCGGCCTGCGCTCTACGGCGGCAGATGCCCGCTCATCCATTGATGCCCAGAAAAAGGATATAGCCGATCTCGACAGTCAGATAGCCAGGGTTAAAGACAGTCTGACGGGGCTCGCGCAGATCCAGCAGAGCTATAACGAAAGCCCTACCACGACGTGGATTAACACGTTTATGGACCAGGCGGATATTACAGAGAAAAATATCTCTCTGACGGATCAGCTGAATAAACTGGAGTATGAGCGAGAGAAGGCCGTTTCAAAACTTCAGCAGACCCAGAAGCTGTTTAATGATGCCAGTGAACAGGCTACGCAGAAAGCCATCCAGGAGGCGGGTGCTATTGCCACCCTGAAAGGGGCGTATGACCTACTGAACCGCAGCATGGGGGTAACACCCGCCAGTCGACCGGCATCATATGCTGGGCCGGTAATTTCCGCCTCTAATGCGACGCCCCAGCAGACAACAGCACTGGAAAAAGCCCGTCGCGATAATGAGCTGGCGAGTCTGTCCGGCTTGCAGAAACTTCATCAGCAGCATGTCTATGAAGCGCAGGATCTGAAACTGACCGGGGCGCTCTATACCCAGTACATTTACAACAAAGACCAGGCCGCGCGGAAAGATGAAGCGTCGGCACAGGCCAAAAAGAATGAGACTGCCGCGACTAATGCCCAGAATAAAGCGGCGCGAGAAGCGACGCAGACCGCTGAGCAGTACAGCCGAAAAATCGCCGATCTGAGCGTTGCTGTTGAGGTTCAGAAGGTGCGGGCCACGCAGGGAGAAAAAGCGGCCGAGCTATACGCGGCCTCTCATGAAAATGGCGCTAAGTGGAGCGAGGAGCAGAGAAAATCCATTGAGGCGGGTGCCGTGGCGCTGGCGCAGTGGACGCAGAAAGCCGATGAGGCTGTCCGCAAGCAGCATGAAATGGCCGATGCGCTGAAAGATCTGAAGGATGCGGGGCGCCGTTATCAGGATGAAGCTGACTTAACTTCCGCCACGTCTGGGATGGGGAACCGTCAGCGTGAGCAGTACCGCGAGCGGCAGGAAGTTGAGCGCGTTTTTGATAAAACCGATAAGGGGGCTGAGGCTATTGCTGCGCGCCAGGCTGCACTGGATGCGCTTGATAAAAAATATCAGCAGGCGAAGGCAAGCGAACTGGACTGGCGCGCGGGCGTAAGCGCGGGACTGTCAGACTGGATGGATAACGTCAGCAACATTGCCGGCACGGTATCGCAGGGTATCACTTCCACGATGGACAGTGCGCTTGATAACGTCTCCGCAATGCTGGTGGGTAACAAGGCCAGCTGGAAGGACTGGGGGTTATCCGTTCTGCAGACTATCTCAAAGGTTGCGCTCCAGATGGCCGTGATTAACGCGATGGGTGGCGGTTCGTCTGGCAGTGGACTTCTCGGCTCCCTTCTCGGAGGAATTGTGGGAGGCGTCGCCGGAAGCGCATCCGGCAGCGCGAATGCAGGCACCGCCATCCAGAACTACGGCGCGTCTTTCCAGTTTAACGCGAAGGGTGGGGTTTATTCGTCAGCCGATCTGAGCAGCTACAGCGGCAGTGTCGTTGATACTCCCACCTTTTTTGCGTTTGCGAAAGGGGCGGGCGTGATGGGCGAGGCCGGGCCGGAAGCCATTATGCCGCTGACCCGCGACGCCACCGGCAGGCTGGGTGTAAAAGCGCTGGGCAGTGGCACGCAGGGCGGCGCGGGTGTCAGCCTCAGCATCGGTACCATTAATTTCACAGGCGGCACAGGCGGTGCGCAGGGCAACACTAACGCCGCCGGCGCGGTGGCTAACCAGCTCACCGGCGCCATCATCGATACCATCAACACGCAACTGCGCAAGCCCGGCACTCCGTTGTGGAACGCCACGCAGGGCAAGCGCTGATGCTCCTTACTTACCCGCTGCGGCGGGTTTTTTTATGGGTGAAATATGGCAACCGAAACCTTTACCTGGTGCCCGCGCATTAATGCCGGCGGCGAGGTCACTCACCGTGTCCGCCGCGCGCAGTTCGGCGACGGGTACGCCCAGGCGTCGGGCGACGGCCTTAACGCCCGCAGCCAGAAATGGGATCTGGAATTTGTAGGTGATGAAAGCTACATCACCGCGATTATGGCCTTCCTCGACAGGCATGGCGGCAGCCATTCATTCATCTGGCAGGCACCGCTGAAAGGCGCGGGGTTTTACCGCTGTGATGCCTACCGCCCGTCGGCGCTGGGCGCCGGTAAATATTCGCTTTCAGCGACCTTCACACAGGCATTCGCTCCGTAGGTACTTATGGCAATCAGTAATGACGTTCAGAAGCTCGAGCCCGGCGACAGTGTCCGCCTGGTGACCGTCGACGGCTCGGCGTTCGGCGCGGGCGTGCTGCGCTTTCACGCCTGCACCATTCCTCATACGCCGGAAGAAATCGCGGCGAGCGGCGGCGACTCCTCAAAGCTTGCCGCTAAATCCATCTGGTTTGATGGCGAGGAGTACGGTGCCTGGCCGTTTGAAATTACCGGGCTGGCGTCGTCGAGTGACGGCCAGAGCGCGGAGCCGGTGCTGCGCGTCGCTAACCTTGATGGCGTGGTGACCGCGCTCTGCCTGCGCTTTGATGACATGGTACAGGCGAAGGTTACTGTTCTGGATACGTTCGGCCAGTATCTCGATGCGCGCACCTTTCCCGACGGCAACCCGTCTGCCGATCCGGGGCAGTATTTCCGCCAGGTGTTTTACATCGACAGCAAGGCGGCTGAAGACAATGAAGTGGTGGAGTTCCACCTCTCCAGCCCGATGGACCTGCAGGGACTGCTGATCCCGACGCGGCAAATCACGGCGGTCTGCACCTGGGCCTGCCGCAACAAATACCGCAGCGGTGACGGCTGTACCTACAACGGCCCGCGCATGTTTGATCTGAAAGGTAACCCGGTGACCGACCCGGCACAGGATAAATGCTCGGGCCTGCTGACCGACTGTAAAAAACGCTTTGGTTCGGATGCCCGGCTCGATTTCGGCGGCTTTCCGGGTGCCAGCCTGATCCGGAGGTAACCATGCGCGATAAAACCATTGCCGATATTCTGGCCCATGCTGAGGCAGAATACCCGCGCGAGTGCTGTGGCGTGGTGGCACAAAAAAGCCGCGTCGAGCGGTATTTCCCGTGCCGGAATATCACCGGCGCGCCGGAAGAACAGTTTGAGCTGTCGCCGGAAGATTACGCGGCCGCGGAAGACTGGGGCACCATCACTGCCATTGTGCATTCCCACCCTGGCGACGGTGCCACCACCCAGCCGAGCGAGCTTGACCAGCTGCAGTGCGATGCTCACGGCATCCCCTGGGTAATCGTGTCGTGGCCGGAAGGCGACCTGCGCACCATTGAGCCCCGCGGCGAACGGCCACTGGAAGGACGCGCCTTTGAGCTGGGTTATGCCGACTGCTGGTCGCTGGTGATGGACTGGCACCGACAGCATGGCGTAACGCTTCGCAACTACAGCGTGGATTATCCGTGGTGGGAGCGGGGCGAAAATCTCTATATGGATAACTGGTATGCCGAGGGGTTCCGAGAGGTCACAGAGCCGCGCCCCGGCGACATGGTGCTGATGCAGGTATCCGCGCCGGTGGTGAATCATGCCGGTATCCTGCTGGAAGGTAACCAGCTGCTGCATCATCTGTACGGCCAGCTCTCCTGCGCAACACCTTACGGCGGCTATCTGCGCGAGCGCACGATTAAAATAGTCAGACACAAGGATCTGCCATGAACGAACTGAAAACGGTGCGGCTGTACGGCGCGCTTGGCGCGCGGTTCGGTCGCGAGCACCGGCTGGTGATTGCCAGCCCTGCAGAAGCCTGCCGCGCGCTGTCGGTCATTCTTCCGGGTTTTGAGCAGTACATGCAGACGGCGCACCTGCGCGGCCTGCGCTTTGCTGTGTTTAAGGGAAAAAAGAACATTGGCCAGGACGAGCTGAAACATAACAGCGGCGAAGAGGATATCCGCATCGCGCCGGTGATTGCCGGAAGCAAGCGTGGCGGTGTGCTGCAGACCATTCTCGGTGCCGTGCTGGTGGTGGGAGCGCTTGCTCTTGGCCCCGTGAGTATCGGCGCCATCGCAGGCAGCACGGCGATGAGTATTGGCCTTATGGGCGGTTCGATGATGATTGGCGGCGTGGTGCAGATGCTGTCACCCCAGCCCGGCGGGCTGGCATCGCGTCAGGACCCCGATAACGCGCCGAGCTATGCGTTCGGTGGGCCCGTGAATACCACAGCAATGGGTAACCCCGTCGGGCTCCTGTATGGCGAGCGCGAAATCGGCGGCGCGATTGTCTCTGCCGGCATCTACACCAACGACCAGTGAAAACCGGTTTGATAATGGCGCCTGCGGGCGCTTTTTTTATGGGCGCAGTATGGAAAAAATAACCGGTAAAAAGGGTGGCGGTGGTAATTCACGCACACCGCGGGAGTCTCCTGATTCATTACAGTCGATCGCGACGGCCAAAATACTGCTGGCGCTGGGCGAGGGGGAGTTCGCCGGCGGCCTGACGGATAAAGATATTTTCCTCGACGGTACCCCGATCCGCAGCGCTGACGGCACGCTTAATTTTCCCGATGTGAAATGGGAATTTCGTCCGGGTACCCAGACGCAGGATTACATTCCCGGCATACCGTCGGTGGAAAATGAAATCACCGTTAACACTCAGCTTAAAGCCACACAGCCGTGGACGCGTGCCATCAGCAACACGCAGCTCTCTGCGGTCCGGGTGCGTCTCGGTGTGCCTTCACTGCAGCGCATGAAGGACAACGGGGATGTGGTGGGCTACCGCGTCGAATACAAAATTGAGCTGTCCACCGACGGCGGCGGGTATGTCACAGTGCTGAACAGCGCGTTCGATGGTAAAACCACCTCCCTCTATGAGCGCAGCCATCGCATTGACCTTCCTCCTGCCCGGACCGGCTGGCAGCTTCGTGTAAGCCGGACGACGGCGGACAGCACCTCCAGCCGCATCGTGGATACGACGAACATCGAAGCGTATTCCGAAATCATCGATGCAAAGCTGCGCTACCCGAACACCGCGCTGCTGTTTGTGTCGTTCAACGCGAAGCAGTTCAGCAATATTCCGCAAATCAGCGTACGCGCCCGCGGGCGGCAAATCCGCGTGCCCACGACATACGATCCGGTGGCGCGCACCTATTCCGGCACCTGGGACGGCTCGTTTAAATGGGCCTGGAGCAATAATCCCGCATGGGTGTTTTACGACCTGGTTCTGAGTGACCGTTTCGGGATCGGAGACCGGCTGGACGCGACGCAGGTGGACAAGTGGGAACTCTACCGCATCGCGCAGTACTGCGATCAGCCCGTGCCGGACGGTAGCGGCGGCAGCGGTACTGAGCCACGTTTTCTCTGCGACGTGTATATCCAGAGCCAGAACGAGGCGTTTACGGTGCTGCGCGACCTGGCGAGCATCTTCCGCGGTATGACCTACTGGGCCGGTAATCAGCTGGCCGCGCTGGCGGACATGCCGCGCGATATGACGTATGTCTACACCCGCGCCAACGTTATTGACGGCAAATTCTCCTACGCCAGCGGCAGCGAGAAGAACCGTTATTCAACGGCGATGGTGAGCTGGTCAAACCCGGAGAACCATTACACCGATGAAGTGGAAGCGGTGATGGAGCCTGACCTGGTGCGGCGCTACGGCGTGCGCCAGACGCAAATCGCCGCCATCGGCTGCACGCGGCGCACCGAGGCCAACCGCCGCGGCCGCTGGGCGCTGCTGACAAATGCTAAAGACCGGATGGTGAGTTTCGCCACCGGGCTGGAAGGCATGATCCCGTTGCCGGGCCATATCATCGGCGTGGCGGATCAGTATCTGTCCGGGCGGGTGATGGGCGGGCGTATCAGTCAGGTGAACGGTCGTGCGCTGACGCTCGACCGGGTGCCGGATGCAAAAGCAGGCGACAGGCTTATCGTCAACCTGCCGTCCGGTAAATCACAGGCCCGTACCCTTCAGGCGGTCAGCGGCCCAAACGTCACGGTATCTGCGGTATTCAGCGAAACGCCGGAGCGCGAGGCGGTCTGGTCGGTGGATGCGCAGGATGTCGCGATCCAGCAGTACCGCGTCACGTCCGTTGAAGACAATAACGACGGCACCTGGACCATCAGCGCCGTGCAGCACAACCCCGATAAATATGCCGCCATCGATTCCGGCGCGCGGCTCGATGAGCGTCCGGTATCAGCCATTCCGCCGGGCGTGCAGGCACCGCCAGCCTCCGTGACCCTCAGCAGTTACAGCCGCGTGGTGCAGAACCTCAGCGTGGAAACCCTGCGTGTCGCCTGGCCCGCGGCACCCGGCGCTGTGGCGTATGAATGTCAGTGGCGCAAGGATAACGGCGACTGGGTGAATGTGCCGCGCACAAGCTCGCTCGGCTTTGAGGTGCAGGGCATTTATGCCGGGCGGTACATGGCGCGCGTCAGCGCCGTAAACGCCAGCGATGTCGCCTCGGTCTGGCAGACCAGCGTGGAAGTGACACTGACCGGCAAGGTGGGGCAGCCGCCGGTACCGCTGAATTTCCGCACCACGCCGATTAACTGGGGCATCCAGCTTGACTGGAACTTCCCTGACGGTGCTGACGATACGCTGATGACCGAAATTCAGTATGCCGCCGCGACCGACGGCAGCGACGCGCTGCTGCTCTCGGATGTGCCGTATCCTGCGCACAGTTACACGCAGCTTGGCCTGCGTGCGGGGCAGATTTTCTGGTACCGCGCACGGCTGGTGGACCGCATCGGGAACCAGTCAGCATGGACCGGCTGGGTGCGGGGCATGGCGAACGACAACGCGGAGGATTACCTGGGTGATATTACCGGGGATTTTCTCACCAGTGCCGACGGCCAGGCGCTGCAGCAGCAAATCGACACTAACATCGAGGCGGTGATGCAGAACGCACTGGCGAACAACGCCACGGTCGATCATCAGTGGAAGCAGTATGGCGAAGTGCGCGCCGATATTTTGGTGGTGAAAACCACTATCGCCGACGTTGATAAGGCTCTGGCGGAAATGAGCACTCAGGTCCAGGCGCAGATAGGCAATGTCACGGCCGCGCTGGAAGACAAACTTACCGCCGTGGTGGACGCCAGTGGCGCCACGGCCATTCATACGCTGAAAGCAGGTGTGCGGATTAACGGCAACTACTACAGCGCCGGCATGAGCATTGCGGTGCTGGCACAGGCCGGGCAGCCAGTCGTAACGCGTGTTGCGTTTAATGCCGATCAGTTTGTGCTGACCACCGGCAGCGGTGCCAGCCAGTTCTCGCCATTTGCTGTGGTGGGCGGGCAGGTGTTTATGAACTCTGCCTTTATTCAGGATGGCACCATTACCAGTGCCAAAATTGGCGCATTCATACAGTCCACGAACTATGTGGCAGGTCGCACTGGCTGGCGCCTGGACAAAAACGGAAACTTCGAGCTTAACGGCAGCGGTGGAAATGGTCGCATGTTAATTACCAATAACATTGTGCAAATCTGGGACGCCAATAATGTCCTGCGCGTGAGAATGGGGCTTTTCTGATGTCCGGACTACAGTGCTGGGATGCCAGCGGAAAGCTTATTGTTGATCTGGGCGACTATATGCTGAGGCATGTCGCCCGCGTTCAGTTCAATAAGGTGGGAGGCGCTGTGACACAGGTAAACATTCCTGTTGCAGGGGTAACAGCCGCAGGTTCGTTCGCTGTGTTTACCGCGCCATATGGTGACAGACAGTCGATCGTTTCCTGCTACGACGGTGGGGTAACGCTTAATTTTGCGCTTGGTTTTTCGCCGGAAAGCGGTCCTGTCGATATTTACAGCTTTATATGAGCTTTTTATGAGCGGATTTGAAATAAGAAATAATGAGGGCGCCATTACGGTAAACAGTGATTTCACCTCGCCGCGACTGCAGCGCCGAATCACATCGCCCCGCTGGGATATCGGCTATTTTGACATGGATATTCCGGGCATAGGAAATCTTAACGTGTTAAGGGATGCTTATGAAACAGTCGGAAATACCTTCGTTGACTGGCATCAGCCAGGGCAAATAGTCTGGTGTCGTTTCGCGGTGGGGGGGTGGGGAATGCCTGGCATCCACTCATACACGCCGGGAAAAGTCGATCTGGCTTTTACACGTCTTGACGTTGCTGTTCAGAGCGGATATCTCGATGTTTTTAACAGTTCCGGAAGCCTTATATGGTCTGCAATATCTGCGCAGAGCACGCCACGAATCACAGGTTTCATTGAAGTTCCGGCAGGTTATGACCTGCAAAACAACACCCTTTCAGTCCCCGTTACCGGTACGCCTTTTCTGCCGACAGATATGTTTCCGGGGATGCTGTCTGAGGATCAAGAGGGCGTAGGCGGAAATCTTGGTATCGCCATAAAGCAATACTCCGGTTACTTCTCGCTGAGATATATCAACCAGAACACACCGAATTACCGGACGCTTCCCCTGTTTTCGCGCGGCTTCAGGATACCCTACGCCACATTCCCGACACTCTGACCCCGCTTCGGCGGGTTTTTTTATTTCAGGAGACAGTCATGTCTGCAGGAACTCTTACGCTAACCAATAAATCAGCTGCGGTTACTGGTAATGGAACATCATTCACAACGGAATTAAAAGCTGGCGATCTCATCGTTGTTAAAGTTGGTGGAACTCCTTATACACTGCCCGTTAAAGCAATCACCAATAACACTCAACTGATGCTTGTTAGTGATTACACAGGTCCAACCCAGAGCGGTGCCGCCTGGTTTGCCGTTCCGCAGGAAGCACAAAGCTTAATTACTGCGGCTCTTGCCTCACAGACCGCAGAAGCATTACGTGGTCTTAACCTCGACAAGACAAACTGGCAACAGGTTTTCAGCGCCAGCGACGATATCACGGTCACTCTCAAAGATGGTTCGACATTCAGCGGACCAAGCTGGCTCAAGATAATCAATTTTATTAAGAGCATCTTTTCCGATAATGGCGAGCTTACAGCCACAACGTTTAAACCTGGTGATATTGCAGCAACGTGGGAAAACATGCAGGTTGCTCGCGCTCCGACTTCTGCTATAACCGGATCTATTAACTGGGAGTATTATTTCCAAAGACCCGGTTTTTTTAAGCAACCTTATAACGGAGAGGCGACACAATCGTATGGATACCCACGCGATCAGCAGGCCGGATCTTTAATGACGCTGCCAAACGCTGCCAACGGCGCTAATGGTTGTGCTCAGTTATATTTCAACTTTAAAGGTACAGGTGGCGCTTATTTCAGGAAATATCTTGCAGCTGAACAAAGATTCGATCGTGGTGGCATTAACGGGTGGAATGAGTTTCTGACCAACAACGGCGACACGGCTAACGCTGCCGGGCAAGCTAACGCAACGGTTAGTGATTGGGGTGATATGCGCACGAATACCGTTGGTTTTGGTTATGCAAACGCAACCGGCAACCCAGGCATTACGGGTACCTGCCTTACATTTTCTGCGGCTAACTTCCATTCGTATGCTTTACAGTTCACTGGTAATTACGCTTCTGCATCTCGTTACTTTGCGCGCTCGCAGAATGGTGACGGCGGCGGTGTATGGCAGCCGTGGCGCGAGTTCACGATGGCCGCTGTTTCAGATGAGCGCCTGAAAGATGTTAAAGGGAGTTTTAATGTCGAAGCTGGCCTGGACAATATCAACCGCATGGAGTTTAAGCTGTTCCGCTATAAGTGGGATAAACCTGAACGGTCGGCGCGCCGTGGCGTTATCGCCCAGCAGATTATGCAGATTGACAAGGAATACGTGAAGGATGTTGGCGAAAACATGGTGCTTGACCAGACGCCGATGTTACTTGACGCTCTGGCTGCAATAAAAGCGCTGCGCCAGCGTGATGAGGACAACAAGGCGCGTATTGCTGCGCTTGAAATTGAACAGGCCCGGCTGCAGGCTTCAGTTTCCAGCCTCATTGCTGCGGGAAGCGCCACCAAAGAAGGTGCTGAAAGCGAATCGGTCAGTGGAAAATGATAAGGCATAGTGGCCTGTATGGGCTGCTCTGCTTATAAAAAACATTACCTGCCGTTACGATTAATAGGCCGCTGCGTCTTGATTTCGTTACCTCCTGAAACTACTGTATAAATACACAGTAATTTTACCGGGAGGTACATAATGAAAATACACCCCCTCGTCTGGCCGGTTACGCCAGTCAACATTCCATTCTATGCAGACCTGATTTCAGCAGGCTTTCCGAGTCCTGCTACCGATTATATCGACAGCGGCATTGACCTCGTTTCCCACCTTATTGCACATCCATCATCCACCTATGTCCTGCGGGTTGCCGGCGACTCGATGCGCGACGCTGGCATCCTTGACGGCTCGCTTTTGCTGGTGGACTTCAGCCTGCACGCGAAGCATAACGACATCGTGGTCGCCAATATTGGCGGGGAGTTTACCGTTAAAAGGCTGGTGACGTACCCGGTGGCGCAGCTGCGCGCCGAGAACCCGGCTTACCCGCCTATAGCTGTTTATGACGCCGACGACCTCGAAATCGTCGGCGTTGTCATTTGCGTGATAAATACCCTGCATCGCAATGTTCGCGTTGGTTGA